TAACGACATCAAAATGTCAGGCGGCACAACAGCATTAACATTCTCTGGTTCAGGTGATGTTGAAGTTGCTGGTGATTTACAAGTCACAGGCAATGACATCAAGATGGCTGCTGGTACAACAGCATTATCATTCTCTGGCACAGGCGATGTCAAGACTAACGGCGATTTAATTGTTGGTGGTCAAGACATCAAGTCAGGTAACGGCACAACAGCATTAACATTATCTGACACATCAGGAAACGTAACTGTTGCTGGTGATTTACAAGTTTCAGGTAATGATATCAAGTCATCATCTGGTACAACTGCCATCACACTTGATGGCGCCAACGTAACTGTTGCTGGTAACTTGACAATTAACGGTACATCAACTATTGTTAACTCAACAACTGTTACAGTAGATGACTCATTGCTCAAGTTAGGCGATGGCAACACAGCCAACTCCATTGATATTGGTCTCTATGGTGAATATGACACCGGCACAACCGCCAAGTATGCTGGTTGGTTCCGTGATGCTTCAGACAACAACATCTTCAAGTTGTTCGTGGGTCTTGAAGCAGAACCAGGTACAACTGTTAATACAGCTGGCACAGGCTACACAGTTGGTACACTTCTTGCCAACATCACAGGCGGAACAGTTTCAGGATTATCAGCAGCCATTGGTGTTGCAGATGGCGGCACAGGTGCCAGTACATTCACAACAAATGGTGTTTTGTATGGTAACGGTGCAAGTGCTCTACAAGTAACATCTGCTGGTACAGTTGGACAAGTATTACAAGCTAATTCATCAGGTGTGCCAGTATTCGCACACATTGACGGTGGCACATATTAATCATTAACCGGGGTGATATATTATGGATCAACAAGCATTTGTTAACGAGTATATTCAACAATTAGCTAATCAATGTAAGAACTTCTTGATGGAAAAAACCATGTTAGGTGTTCAACACGCCATGGCTACAAAACAAGTAGAAGAACAAGCAAAGCGAATTGAAGAATTACAACGACAAGTAGATGATTTGAACAGGCAGTTGACAGAACTTCGTCAACAGCAACCAGTAGTATAAAAAAAGAGCGCCTTTCGGCGCTCTTTTTATTTTATCTTCTATTTTGGTCTATATATCGCTGACCCTATATGGTCACATATAATTGTGGAATCAACATATATTGATGCACCATGTTTTGCGGCTTCTCGACAAAAATGTATATCTTCTGATATCGTATGTTGATGATTAAGAGCTGAATGATATACAAATTGGGGATAAGATATTTTTCTAATTACTTCAGACTTTACTAATACACATCCAAAACCACAACCATCTATTTTATGCAATCCTGCGGGTGATATATCTTGCATGGAAATATTGCTCATACCTCCATGAGAGTTATATCTATAAATTTCTAAAATTTCTTGATTGGGTTTTCTTTGAATATAGACACCAGATACCATATCAACATTATGAGCCATCAATTTTATTAATGTATCTTCAGGCAACACAATATCACTGTCAACTGAAAATAGATAATCATATTTTTCTGCCCATTGTGCAATTAAATTGCGTATCTGGTCTATTTGATACCCATAAAAATATTGAAATGAAACTTCAACATTTTCAGGTATTTTTAAATCGTAAATGCTTTTAAAGGTTTCGGGTTCAATATACTTGTTCGTAGGTATAGCGAGCAATACCTTCTTTTTTTCTAAGGGAATATGTTTCTTTTCTACTAACGGTTGAGTTCTACTTGGGGGAGGACGATTAGTGAATTTGTAAACGGTATCGTTACAGCTTCCTACTATATCCACAATCTCATATCCTAACTGCTCAAGTATATGGGTACATACATCATTCGTAGTCTCTGGGCCTTCACACACTATCAAAGGTTTAAACTTTTCAATAGTTTTTATTGCGCCCATCAACGCATACATTTCATACCGTTCTACATCTAGTTGAATTAAATCACACTTTTCAAGATTTAATGAGTCGATGGTCACTACTGGGATATCACCGGTATCATTATTCTCAGGAATAAAACAACCTGTGTTTTCGTTGTTCCATTTACGTAATGAAATTTTTCGGTCATATGCTCCTACTGCGGCATTTGTTTTTATAATATCAGCCTGAGGACAATTCTTCTGTAAATAATAGAAATTAGTAGAATCTGCTTCAAACGTATATACTTTCTTAAAATGATTATGAAATAATCTAGGGTACATGCCTTGATGACCGCCTGCTTGTACACACACATCAAAGTTACTCATGTGTTTTAGAATGGCATTTTTTAATGGGAACCAATCTTCTTTAATATATCGCCAGGACAAATCAGAATCATCAGACCAAAACCATGGTCCAACATTGTCGATATATTCATTCTTAACTACATATGGAATATCGCTCATTTTACGAATACTGTTAGATGTTTTGTTTTGTTCTTCACGATTCACCTTGTAATCATTTAATGGGTTCACATCATTGTACCGATATACAACATCTGTGATGGCACGAATTTTATTAGGATCAGCTTGTTCTATGATATTGTAAAACGTGGCATTATCTCCCCCAGCTCGAAACCATTCACCATTCTCATGTCGAAACTTGCTGATTTCAACGTTGTTGATAAGATGTTTTCTGAATGTACGTAGATGTGTGTATGGAATACCCCATGCGAAAATATGTGTACGATACGACTTGGCTTGCCGCACATAATCAGGATATGGTTGTGCTATCAAAGGAATATTGTCTGCCATTGACATCATAGATCCATATGTAAATTCTACCGACCCGTCATAGGTGTTGTTATACTTGTGAAACAAATCATTTCTATTAATTAAACTATCATCACCATCCAACATCATGATGATGTCATCATCTGGGAGAGGTAAAATGTTTAATACTTGGTTACATACAGCTCCAACATTTTTTCCGTTGCGAATAAGCTTATATTTTTTCTGTATCTGAGATGGCAATGAATGAATGATGTCTTGTGCAACATCAAACGAACCATCAGTAGATGCATCATCAATCAAATAATGAGTGAAGTTTTCGTAGTCTTGTGTGGCCGTAGAAAGAATACAATCTTTTAAATATTGTTTTGCATTATAGAATGGTGAGATGATGGAAATATGCTGCTGAGGTCCATGGGAATATTCATTCCATTCTTCAGTATTACTGAAACGTCTACCATACACTTCATGGATACGGCGATTCAATTTTGTTACAGCACGATAATCCTCAACTGGAAGATATAAATTCAACTTACGATAGAAGTGTTGTTTCCATTGTAGTGCGATTCCACCCCATCCTGCTACATCATGAACGATGTTACAGAATTGTGATTTTTGCAAATACAAATAATCGTTCCTATATGCATGAAGAACCGTTTCCACAAATTTTTCAACTTGTCCATCTTCATTAATTTCTGGGAACAATCCATTTGGTTGAATAGCATAATCTACTTTGTAACAAGCATTATCAATCGCTACTTCTTCCAACGCTCCAAATCTGTTAGTAATCACTGGTGTGTTATACAACATGGATTCCAATGATGAAATGCCAAATGTTTCTGGGAAGGCACCTGGGAATATCATGAAACGTGCAGATGCTAAATGTTCAGCTATTTCTTTTTGTGGAATCAGACCTGTGAATTCAACATCTAGATTTCTCAAATCATCACGCTGAGACAATTCACGCCATTGCTTTTCTTGCTCATCTGGTTCAGCTCCATCATGAAAACGATAGAAGCCGCCAATGACACGCAACTTAATGTCAGGTAATAGTTGCTTTAACTTAGGCCAAATTTTATTTACAAGGGGCATTAATCCTTTGCTGATAGATGCGTTGTAAATGAATAAGTTTTTATCTTTGGCATTCACATCTACTGAATCAATATATTTACGTGCTCCATTTCTTGTGACAAACACTCGATTCTTTAATACTTCAAAATTTCTTCTTTTCTGATGTAAACAATTGGTGATGTATGATGTGTGAAAATCTGAAAGTGTGAACAATTCATCAATGTAATTTTTCACTAACAATTCTTCAACAAACTCATCTCCTGAACAAAACGTATCATGTAACCACAAAACCTTTAGTTTCGCAGATTTACGTAAACATTGATACCGGTTCATATGTCCAGGATATCTAAAATCTTCTGGTAGAAATGGTAAAATGGTTCTGGATGAAATCAAGATGTCACATGAATAATTCTGGTTATTCTGAAGTTGACGGATATCAATATACTCCACACCGTCATATATCCCTTCTTTGGCTCGACTGTCGGTGCAGTTATTGAAAACTGTGACATCAAACCCTTGGTTTTTCAGTTCTCGCGCCATGTAAATTATAGCGGATTCTGAGCCTCCCAACCCATAATTTTCCAAAGTGGTTGGATCATACGACAAGCCCATCACATCAACAATGGCAATTTTCACCGTCATTATAAACACCTCAGTTCAAGAACGTATAAATATACTTGTAATATAACACTACTATATAGTAGTTGTCAATATCCTTGCTTTATAGCGTTATATAGGAGCCATATGGCGAACTTGATTAAAATTAAGCGCTCCGCAGTTCAGGGAAAAATACCTGTTGTAGGTGATTTGGAACTCGGAGAATTAGCCATCAATACACATGATGGTAGAGTATTTCTAAAAAAAGATGACGGAACTGCTTCCGTAGTTGCTATTGGAACAGTTGTAACTTCCACAACTGCCCCCAACTCCCCTATTGACGGTCTTCTTTGGTGGAATTCTGAAGATGGCCAATTAAAAATTTGGTATGAAGATGAGGACGGTGGTCAATGGGTGGATGCTGTCACAACGTCGCAGGGATTTACTGGAAGTCAAGGCGCCACAGGTTTTACTGGTAGCAAAGGTGATACTGGATATGCTGGAAGTACTGGATACACAGGAAGTCAATATACCGTAACAGCTTCAACAACTGCACCAGGATCTCCGGTTGAAGGAGCTATCTGGGTGGATAGCACTACTGGTAAATCCTATTACTATTATAATTCTCAATGGATTTTATTCTCTAATCCTATGGTACAAGATGGTGCCACAGGATTTACGGGAAGTCGTGGACTCATAGGATATACAGGAAGCAAAGGCGATTCTGGATTTTCAGGAAGCAAAGGCGATACTGGCTTTACTGGAAGCATTGGATACACCGGAAGTCAAGGAGCCACAGGATTTAATGGCAGTCAAGGAGTGACAGGATTTGACGGCAGTACCGGCGCCACTGGTTTTACAGGATCAATTGGTTTCACTGGTAGCAAAGGCGACACAGGTTTTGACGGCAGTACCGGCGCCACTGGTTTTACAGGATCAATTGGTTTCACTGGAAGCGTAGGCTTCACCGGAAGCAAAGGCGATACAGGCTTCACCGGAAGCAAAGGTGACACTGGCTTTGACGGGAGCGTCGGCTTTACCGGAAGTCGTGGCGCCGACGGTAATTTTGGTGGTGCTACTTTTGATTACACCTTTGATACTAACACAAGTAATGTAGATCCGGGTCAGGGAAAAATATCATTCAATAATGCCAATTTATCATTAGCCACAGAAATGTATATTGATGATACCAATGATGGTGCAATGGATATTCAAACATTTCTTAGAACCATTGATGACAGCACTTCTCAACTAAAAGGTCATTTTAGGTTGTCTAATAAGTTGGATGCTAATGATTTTTCCATTTTTACTATCACATCTATTACTGAAAATGTTGGTTATTTCACTGTATCATGTGCTTATATCACAGGTTCAACTGCGTTTTCAAACGGCGAAGATGTAATAATTACTTTTGCAAGAACTGGAGATAGGGGTGACACTGGTTTCACCGGTAGCAAAGGTGACACGGGATTCGACGGAAGCGTTGGATTCACAGGTAGCAAAGGTGACACTGGTTTCACTGGCAGCAAAGGTGACACAGGCTTTGACGGAAGTGTAGGCTTCGCTGGTAGTAAAGGTGACACAGGATTTGACGGCAGTGTAGGTTTCACTGGTAGTAAAGGTGACACTGGGTTCACTGGCAGCGTGGGCTTCACCGGTAGCAAAGGCGATACTGGTTTCACTGGTAGTAAAGGTGACACTGGCTTTGACGGCAGTGTAGGTTTCACTGGTAGTAAAGGTGATACAGGATTTGTTGGAAGCAAAGGTGATACTGGTTTTACTGGTAGTAAAGGTGACACGGGATTCGACGGAAGCGTGGGCTTCACCGGTAGCAAAGGCGATACAGGATTTGTTGGAAGCAAAGGTGATACAGGATTTGACGGCAGTGTAGGCTTCACAGGTAGCAAGGGCGACACAGGCTTTGACGGCAGTGTGGGCTTTACTGGAAGCAAAGGTGATACAGGATTTGACGGCAGTGTAGGCTTCGCTGGTAGTAAAGGTGACATTGGTTTCACTGGTAGCAAGGGCGACATAGGCTTCACTGGTAGTAAAGGTGACACTGGCTTCACTGGTTCTGCTGGTATAGACGGAGACCAGTATTTAACTACTAGTACAACCTCACACAGTATAACAACTGGTTCAAAAACTTTTACTGTTGAAACTGAATTAGCTTATAGTGCAACTCAGGCTGTGAAAGTTGTATATGATGTCAACAATTTCATGGAAGGTACAGTAACTAGTTACGATCCCGGGACAGGATCACTTGTTCTAGATATCACAGTTGTTACGGGTTCTGGAACTTACACATCATGGACTATTAATCTTTCAGGTACTGTAGGAGCACGTGGATTTACTGGTAGTAAAGGTGACACAGGATATACAGGAAGCCAAGGGTTAGGATTAAGTTCATGGACTAGTGTAAGCACTACAGGAGTAACAGGAACAGCAAGTAATCGGTATATTATAACTACAAGTGGCTCTGGATTCACATTTAATTTGCCGGCATCTCCTTCATCAGGAGATTGGCTTATCATCACAGATGGCGACGATTGGAGTGCTAGTAATTTAACTATTTCTAGAAATGGATCTACCATTGAAGGTGTTGCTGATGATGTTTTAGTTAATATAAAAGGAATCACTTTGGAATTTTTCTATTCCAATGGCACTTGGCAAGTTACTGCTAACTTAGGGCCGCGCGGCTATCAAGGGTCACAGGGAAATGTTGGTTATGCTGGTAGTGTCGGATTTACAGGCAGTGTCGGATTTACAGGCAGTCAAGGTATTGGTTTAGGACTTTGGACTACTGTGACATCTACTACCACAGGTGTTCCCTCCTCACGATACATTGCCAACACCACAGGCGGAAGTTTCACCTTTAATTTGCCCGCTTCGCCAGCATCAGGTGATTGGCTTATCATTACAGACGGTGATAATTGGAGTATTAATAACTTAACAGTTGGTAGAAATGGATCTACCATTGAAGGTGTTGCTGATGATGTTTTATTAAATGTAAAAGGTATCACTGTAGAGTTTTTCTATTCCAATGGCACTTGGCAAGTTACTGCTAACTTAGGACCACGAGGATACACTGGAAGTATTGGATATACTGGATCACAGGGTGCAACAGGCTTTACAGGAAGCAAAGGCGATACCGGTTTTGATGGTAGCGTAGGCTTTACAGGAAGCAAAGGCGATACCGGTTTTGATGGTAGCGTAGGCTTTACCGGTAGCAAAGGTGACACGGGATTCACCGGTAGCGCCGGCCCATCAACATTAATTAATACAACAGATGATACAACATCTGCTAGTTTATATCCTGTTATGGTTGGTTTTATTGGTAGTAATACTACGGCTAAAACTACATCAACAAAATTAAGTTATGATGCTTCAACTGGAGCAATGAGGATTCAGGCTCTATTAGAAAGATCCACAATATCAGCTACCGCAGCCACAGGCACTATAAATTTTGATGCTGCCACACAATCTGTATTATATTATACTAGTAATGCTACTGCAAACTGGACATTAAATGTCCGTGCTTCTGCAACCGTATCATTGAATACTATGATGGCAATTAATGATTCTTTAACTATTGCTTTTTTAGTGACCACCGGAGCCTCAGCTTTTTATGCTACCGCATTTGAAATTGATGGAGTCAGTATCACACCTAAATGGGAAGGGGGATCAGCACCTAGCTCAGGAAATACTAACAGTATTGAAGTATATACGTACAGTATTATGAAAACTGCTAGTGCGACATTTACAGTATTAGCTTCACGTACAAAGTTTGCATAATCATGACTCCTATTTTTAGTGGTTTAGGAACAGCATCCGTACGAGGTTTTGGAAGAATATTTAAAGGCCCTGGACAATTTCTTTGGGATACTGAAGTGTTATTATCTACACCTGGTGCAGGAAACTGGACAAAGCCTGTAAATATAACACAAGTTCAAATTGAATGTTGGGGGGCCGGTGGCGGCGGCGGAAATAGTTCTGTAAACGGTGCCGGCGGCGGCGGTGGCGGCGGCGGTGGATATGCAAGAAGTATAATAACATATCCGTCTGCTTCACAATCTATACCGTATGTGGTAGGTGCGTCAGGTTCAGGCACAACTTGGAATAGTAACCAAGTTCTTGCGCAAGGCGGCACCCAAGGAGGGACCGGGCTTAGCTCATCGGAGGCGGCGGAAGCGGGCAAGGGAGGAGGGATAGACTTTCCAAATATTGGAGATGTGACATATATAGGCGGCAACGGCAATGTGGGCTGGTCACTTAACGTAGTTAGTTCAGGAATAGAGTTTTCTTCAGGCGGCGGTGCTGCGGGGTCCGCCGGCGACGGAGGCAATGCAAATATAAATGTGGGTCCTGGCACTGGCACGGCAGATTTTGGAGGAACTGGTGCAATTGGAACGCCGGGTGATGTAAACTTTACAGGACTTACCGGAAATATTTACGGCGGTGGTGGTAGTGGAGGACAAAAAGTATCCGGCGGCCAAACCCGACTTGGCGGTCTTGGTGCCCAAGGTTTAATTCGTGTTCGTTATAATTCAGGGACTCTAACACCTGAATATTGGTGGAAAGCTGATTCTGGATTATCAAATTCTGCATGGAATTCTGTTAATGGAGGATTGAATTTCACATTGTTCAATGTGACATCAGCTACCGCAGCCACAGGCCTTTTTTTAAATGGATCTTCTTCTTATGGATTAACACAAAATATCTCCACCAATATAGAGGCAAAGCATATATTTGTTAGAACGGATTCTATATCTACTACACCAAATACTACTCACGCAATTCTAGGTGGAACTCAATCAACTATACACGAATGGAGTTTTAATCCTTCTACTTTAGAAAATAATTGGTTTATAGTTGAAAATCTTTCGACTGGTTTGACTTGGGCAGCAGAACTTGGTCAAATAGGCAGTTCTATAACTTGGACGGATCTTACCAATTATACAGCTCCTCGATATTTTTTAAATACAGATACAACAGGAACTGATATGAATGTGTATGTAGGAGGATTTAATAATCGTTTGCTTTGGGAATCGGGATTTGGCATCTATGTTGGACGCAGAGGAGAAGATGCATTCGTGTCTGGATATATAAAAGAAATTGCTATTTTCACAACACCTTTAACAGATGCTGCAGCAAAAACTTTCAGAGCAGCCATGGCTGCTCGCTGGCCTTAACTTTTAACAAAAAATACTATGTATTATTGTAACGTTATTGAAAATGAAATCGTCACAGCTCCTAGAGCTTTACCTACAGAAATTCCAGTTCAAGATGCTTTAATAAATAACTGGTACAAAGTGGTATTTTTGAATATGCCACATCATTTAATAGCAAATCCTGTTACTGAACTTATTGAAATGAAAATGAGAATATCAGGAGATGTTGTAGAATGTTGGCATGAAGTTGTCCAAAAAACTTCGGAACAAATAGTACAAACACAAAATTTACTGATGATGGATCTCCGTAATCGACGTAATGATATATTGTTACGGAGCGATTGGACACAATTGCCGAATGCTCCTTTGACTGAAATTAAAAAACTAGAATGGGAAAATTATCGGCAACAACTTCGTGATTTTCCTAATACAGTAAATTTAGCAAATATTATATGGCCTACAGAACCTAGTAAGGAATAAACATGCCACAAAACATTTTAGATATCATACAAGCTGAAGTCCCTCAAGGATTTACCGGTAGCAAAGGCGATACAGGATTCACTGGTAGTGTCGGTTTCACCGGCAGCCAAGGAGCCGGATTTGACGGAAGTAAAGGCGATACGGGATTTACCGGTAGCGTGGGCTTTACTGGCAGCCAAGGAGCCGGATTTGACGGAAGTAAAGGCGATACGGGATTTACCGGTAGCGTGGGCTTTACTGGAAGCAAAGGTGATACAGGTTTCACCGGAAGTAAAGGCGATACCGGTTTTGATGGTAGCGTGGGATTCACTGGTAGCCAAGGAGCTGGATTTACTGGTAGCAAAGGCGATACCGGTTTTGATGGTAGCGTGGGATTCACTGGTAGCAAAGGCGACACAGGATTCACGGGAAGCAAAGGCGACACGGGATTCACTGGAAGTAAAGGCGATACCGGTTTTGATGGTAGTGTAGGCTTTACCGGTAGCAAAGGTGACACGGGATTCACGGGAAGTAAAGGCGACACTGGTTTCACCGGTAGCAAAGGTGACACGGGATTCGACGGAAGCGTGGGCTTCACCGGCAGCCAAGGAGCTGGATTTACTGGTAGCAAAGGCGATACTGGTTTTACCGGCAGCCAAGGAGCTGGATTTGATGGAAGCAAAGGTGACACGGGATTCGACGGAAGCGTTGGATTCACGGGAAGTAAAGGCGATACAGGATTCACTGGTAGTGTCGGTTTCACCGGCAGCCAAGGAGCTGGATTTGATGGAAGCAAAGGCGATACTGGTTTTACCGGCAGCCAAGGAGCTGGATTTACTGGTAGCAAAGGCGATACCGGTTTTGATGGTAGCGTGGGATTCACTGGTAGCAAAGGCGACACAGGATTCACGGGAAGTCAAGGAAGTTCAGCACCCAAATCCATCAGCATCATGGATCCAACATCTGCTGAAGATATCACCTTGTTTTATACAGATGTTGCCATCACGATGACAGCTGTAGAAGCGGTACTTCGTGGGTCAGGTGGACAATCAGTCACGTTGATTCTGCGTCATGCAACAGATAGAAGTGCCGCAGGAACAGGTATCATTGCATCAACAGCAGTAACAAACATCACAACAGGACAAGCCATCACGGTAACAAGTGGATCTATTCCCGCAAACAGTTTTGTTTGGTTGGAAACTACAGCATTAGCAGGTACAGTAAATGAACTTCATGTCTCGGTATTCTTCTCATGAAATTTTTAACAGTACTTAATGAAAATCCTAATGAACCTCAGGAAGTGTTGATGGAATCATTAGTCGATGGTTCCATCTGGAAACGCACAGGTTATTGTAATCGGTGCGGTAATTGTTGTGGGGATACGGAAAACATTTTTCAAACCGAAGATGGTAACTTTCAACCCATATCTGAACCTTTAGTACAAGTTGTCCCAGGAAAATGTGCTTATTTTCGCTGGGATGAAAATGGCTTAGGCACATGCACCGGACGAGATACTGCATACTATCATGCTGGATGTAAATTTTTGCCTGCAATAGAGGCACATATGATTGAGTGGTCAGGTTGTAACTATACTTTTGAAAAGGTGAGCGATGCCCAGTAAAACATGGAACTTGCGACAAATTAACGTTGGCGGTACCAACCCGAACCGCTTATGGTGGGATGAAGATGCCGCGGCAGCTGCCGCCACATCGGTTACAGGATGGAACGTTCGAACGACGACTACCAACTATAACACTACGGGGTTAAGTCAGGGTGCTGAGATTACAGGATGGGGCACGACTGCCATTCCTAACGCCACCGCACCAACAGTTGACAACTCATATGCCGCTACTGCAATATACACACCCCCTACCTTATTGAGTTCCACAGATAGTATTTCAACATTATATGAATATAACGGCGTATTTCCTGCAGGTAACTGGGTATTTAATTTCCCCGTTATTTCTGTGACGTTAGGTGCTACAGGTTCAGGCGCCATTACAATGCGTGTGTTCAAAGGTGTTCGTAGTGGTACAGCATGGGCATCAGTAACACAATTGACAGGCGCCTTACTGCAAGGAACAACAATATCAAATTTATCAACTACAGTAACACAAACAACTACCGTCACATGGAGTGCGCCTGAATTTCGTTTAAATAATGAATTTCTTATTTGTAAAATGGGATGGCGTATCTTGACAGCAAGCGGCGGTAACAATGCAGACGTAGTGCTACGATGGGGTACCGGCGCCAATATGACTTCGACAAATTTTAAAAAACGTTCTTATAATACAACATAATATCTTATGCCTTTAACATTTCCTTCCTCGCCCGCCAATGGGCAAATATATACAGATGATAATGGAGCTGTATGGCGTTTTGATGGTGTCAAATGGGATGTCATCACCAGTTCTACAAAGAAATTGTTTAGCGGTGCTCGTGTTGAATTAGGATCCGATTTTTCTTTAACAACAACACCTACAGCTAT